TAGTCCTGTGCACCATGCAGAGGTCGGGGAATCCTTTGCCGTCTGACCTAAAGACACCGGGTCTTACTTGATGTGGGGAGGCGTGGAAAATAAGCCATCCGTTCATCTTGGCTATCTGCTCGACTTTGTCTTGAAACAGACGCTCGGATGCGTCACCCATTGGAGGCACGGCGAAGTTGGCTTTCTAGGGTTCGGTTGATTTGCATGAGTCTTTTACATTCCTCAACAAGCACGCTGAGTTGTTTTGCCATGTTGCCTACACAGTCACAGTCAGGGTCATAGTTAGTTGTGGCTGTGCAATCTGGGTAATGCCAGGCACCGTTGAGGCCGTAAGGCATCATTTCTTGCCTGCCTGACCAAGTAAAAGTCCAGTCATGAACACGGCAAACACCATGATGACCAAAGAGAGAAAGTCAGTCATTGTCAACCTTCCACAGTGCTGCAAGTTGTTTGCTGAGTACGTCAAGGCGAGCCTCAAGCAGCTCTACTTTGCGCAGTAGTTCGTTGCGTTCATTGATTACATCTGCTAGGTGATCACGCAATGTTCCGTTGTCGGTCATTAGAACGGCTCCTCTTCGGGTAGTGGGATTTCTTCAGGCTCATTGTTTTTGAGTGCTTCAATGGCTTTGGACACTTGGAACTTGTCCATGCTTGGCAGGTCAAGTGGGGGCAACTTGCCTGCCTCCTTCAAGAGTTTCTTGTATAGCCACACCTGCTTGTCGCTAGGGGCGTTCGCTGGGCGCTCTGTCGTGACACCATCGGCGCTGGTCGTGGTCACACGCTGCACCTTGGCCATCTCTTCACGGCTAGGACGCTTATTGATGTCTGAGCCTGCATACCCGGCATTAGCCAAGGCACGGCCTACAGCGCCTGTCTCACAGTTCTCTAGGTGGCTGGTTTTGTTTATGTGGCCTTCACCACGGACTTCTTCTGCCCAGCCTGTAGCAATGAGCACGTCATTTTCGTAAAGAGATGCTGAGAAGACGGCTGAGTTTTGCAGGTAATGAACTAGATCGGTGATGACTCTTGGTTGGACGCTTCGCACATGGCAGTCTTTGAGCCATCTGTCAAGTCGGTGTGCTACTGGTTCGTAGTCTTCAAGATTGAACGCCATTGGAGTAAAGCCTTTCTAAACGGTCACATTCTTTTTCAAGTTCTCTAATTGTTTTCATCATGCCTTGCGCTGCGTGTTCCAGTTTGGCAACTGTTTCTTTGCAGGCTGTGATGTTGTCTAGCAGTTCACATTGGCGACAATCCCTAGTAGGGAACCCAGGCTTTTCTTTGCCTAGGTAGCAGTCCTCATGGTGATAGTTGACGGCCATCAGATGAGACCTTTTGCGTGGAGGTCTGATGCTTGCTTTGCAGCGTCCAAAATCATCTGGGCGAGTGCGTTTGGGTCGTCCTTTTTGGCAAGGCTGAGTTTGCCTATTGCATACTCGACGGCTTGACGTTCTTCGAAACGCATTTGCATTTCTAACTTGACGGCCAAGTGACCCAAGATTTGTAATGCTTCTGAATGTGTCATTGTTTCCCTCACTGACTCGATGCGCTATTTGCAGCGCCGTATTTTTATAACAGATGGGTGGTTGGATTTGCAAAGTTGGTCGTTCAGGCCGTTGCAGTTGTTCTTTATGGCTCCCCAACCGTATAGCCCGACCGGGTAGCGATAGCGTCCGTTCTTGGTGTGGCCTTTGAAAGCAATCCTGTCCACCACTCTTGCTTGCTGAGCGAACGTCAATAGGTGCGCTTTACGGTCTGGAGTATTTGACCAGTTGTTCCACGTTTGTCTGTAGATACCAAACGCCGAAACATACGATCGTGTTCTGTGTTGTGTGTTGTTGCCTGTTTCGCATTGGGCGAGGTCGATGTACCACGATTTGGGCATGGGGTGGTTCCATGGTTCTTTTGCAGCTGCTGGTGCTGGTGCGAGTAGGGCGATGAATAGCGTGAAAGCCATGATGAATTTTGTCAACCTTCAAAATCTTTGTTTGGCAATCCCCAAGTTCCCCGATGGTGCCGGGTGGCCTATGGCCTGAACTATCAGATTTGGATTTGGTCAAGTATTACCCATTTATGTGGCTAGGTGGCGAATGCGACCCTAGGCGTAGGAGGGAAACACGCCACGCCTAGAGCCTGTCAGAGTTGGCTATGCCTTGTCTGAGTTGGGTTTTGGCAACGCTCGCCATGCTGCTTCTAGCGCTTTAGCGTCTTTTGCCAAGTCCATTTCAAGTTCAAAATGAAGCCATGCGCCCCCTATTGAACCTGCGTTGTCGGTTGCTGTAAAGATTTTGACGCCTTTTTGCCCTTCGCCTCTAGAACAGCGATAACCACGGCCATAGTCCCCAAATGCGTAATCATGCAGTTCGCACAGTCCTAGGGCTTCTGAGTGCTCAATCAGCCAATTCCACAGTTCTTTAGCCTGTGCTCTGCCTGCTCTGGTCTTGGGATACCCCACGTCACCTGCAACTCCCAGCGAATGTGTGCTCAGTGTCTTGCCTCCACGGATGTTTCGTACCACCCAGGTGCCCAGATTAGTAAATGATGGGTAGCGCCGTTTGCATAGATCCATAAACTTTTCGGTGCCTGGCAGTTTGCCTGTGCCTGGTTCGGTTACGGGGTAGTAGGGGTATTTGCGTGTCATGGTGTTGGTGGGTCTTTTGGTTTGTCTTTGAGGCCGTTGCCTGCGAGTACTCCGATGAGGCCACCGGCGAGGGTCATAAGCATTGGTGATAGGACTGCCCATGCTTCAGCATCGTTAGGTGCCTGGTCAATGGGTTGCACAACAAATAACAGGCCGTAGAGCAGCGCACCGATTGAGATAACGAAAGCAAAAGTGAGACCGATGGCGACGGTCAAAATAATTCTTGCTTTGATTTGTTCGTTGGTCATTTTTTCAGCCACAACGGCCTCCTCCTATTTGTGTTTGTGTTCCGATGGTTTCGGGTGCTTTGTTTTTGATGCGTTCGCAGTTCACTCTTGTACGGTCTGCGCAACTACTCAGCACTAGGCAAAATAGGAGTGTTAGAGATAATCGCTTCATGTGCTGCAGCCTCCTCTGCTGTCATTTCACGCTCAATTACTTCACCAGTAGAAGCGTCAAAAATGGTGATTGTTGGATTGCTCATGTTCGTACTCCATAAAGGGTAAATACGCCACCGTTGATGTTGGCTGTTACTGGCGTGACTGTAATTGAAGTGTACGAGGTGGCTACGGCGTGAAGCCCTGCATACATTCCTGCTTCTGAAAGGCTTGTGTAAGGCCCATAAACACGAGTGTATTTTGCTTTGAAAGGGTCTATAAGTGTCATGTCAAAATTGCCGTAAGCCGTGGTAAAGGTGCCTGTCAGTGGAAAGCCTGCAGCATTTGGCCCAACAGATGTACCACCTGCTGCTCCAGCGCCATAAACAACGTACGGTAGCGACCAGCCATAGCCAGCAACGGATGCGCCAAGAGTAATGGTAATACTGCCACCACCCACGCCAACGCCACCACTCCAGATAAGCCTGTATGAGTCATAATCCGAACTAAATGCACTGTTTATGGTGAAAGCACCTTGGTTGGATGACGGCGTAAAAGTTGTGATTTCCCACATTCCCACGGCGTTCATTTGCGCTGCCGTGAGCACTTGGCCTGTTGTAAATACTGGTGGTGTAGCCATGTTTAGTATCCTAACTTGTTATAATCGAGCGTGCCGAACACCGTGTCATTGAGAATGAGGTAGTTGTTTAGGTCAGCGCCTGAAAGGTAATAGGTGTATCGGCTTGACTCAGGCGTAGCAGTCACACTGATGCCCTCAACCACTGACTGATAGACAGTGCCACGAAAAGTAACGCTGACTCGTGCGCCAATCATCTCGCCCAGCTGCGACAAACCCATCTGATCTAACTTGAATGAGGTTTGTGCCTCAGCCAAACAAGACACAGAAGTCAATGCAAACTTTTGAGTTTGATACTGGCTAAGGAGAAAGTTGGCTTGGTCTAAGGCTTGGCTAGCCGAAGCTGAAAGCGTGTTCACTGCGTATGTTCGGTAAGGCTTCACGGCTGCAGTTTTTGTGACAGTCTGGGATGCATAATCTGCCGGATCAACAGTGACCTGGGTAAAGAAGTTGTCTGACAATGAACCAAATGTTGTTTGGTCATAAACCTGGTTAGTGGCGTTGTTAGCCACATCAGAAAAGTTTACTGTGCAAGTGGTTTGGTTGAATGGGCCTCTAAGAATAATGCCCTCGACTTGTTGGCTGTCAACCATACGGCCATTAGTTGTAACCAAAACAGAGTTTATCCAGTCGCCCCAACTTGAACTAATGGTTGCTGCTCCCATTGATGGGTTGAAAGTCTGGCTTACATTTATCAGGGTTTCGGTATTCATGTTTGAAAGTTGTGCGTTTAGCAAACCAGCACCCATTGCGTATGAGTTTCCCTGCATACGAGAAGCCGAAGCAAAATAGCCTTCAATGGTCACATTGAGATAATCGGCGTTGCCAACACTACCTGCATAGGGAATGCCATAACTGACATTGACATCTTTGATAGTCCCAAAATACGCCGAGTAATAAGGGTCGGTTGTGTTTGGGCTTTGAATGCGAATGTAAGTGCCAGACACCATTGCAGCAATTGGGCTTGCATAACCGTTTGGGTATCGAATAGTTAGAGACGCTGTAGATGCGCTGTATTGGTCAAGCATCGCCTGACGGCCAATGTTGATGTTGATGTTTTGCACATTAGACAGCGTTGTCCATGTGGTTTTGTCCGTTGAGTATTGAACAATGTAGGACAAAGGCATTAGAAAGCGTTACTAATCTTGATAGGGACAGAGCCATTTTGCCTCATGTAGGTACGCAGAGCCTGCACGACAGCGTTCGGGTCGCCACCGTTGACGTTGATGTTCACAGTTGTGTCACCCATGCCAGCGCCAGCGTTACGGCCAGTCAACGGAATCACGGCTTCAGGGCCACGCTCACCGATCATGGCTAGCGTCGGGCCAGTGACAATGCCACCGTCAGCCAACATTGGGATATTAGGAACATCGAAACCTTTGCCACCGAGACCGGGCACCCACGACGGAACCTTGAACGACACTTTGCCGAATGTGTTATTCCACAAAGACGCTAAACCGTTGAATACTGTTTTGAAGACGGTTGCTAAAACATTGAATTGAAACTTGATGACGTCAACCCATAGACCTATGGCGTCACCTAGCGTTCGGAACACTGACTGAACGCCGTTTCTGAACCATTCAAATTTGTTGTAGGCAAGAATCAGACCAGCAATGATTGCTGTGAAAACAATTAGTCCAGACGCTACTTGTACGGCTGTGAACGATGCAGCCAATGCTGTGTTGAGCGCTGTGGTGATGCCTGTAATTACTGACCAAGCCGTCATTGCACCATTAGCGACGAGAATTGCAGTGGCTAGACCAGCGATAGCGCCAGCAACGGTGACAAACACAGTGCTGTTTTGTTCTGCCCAGTTGCCCATGGCCTGAAGACCCGGCAACAACTTTTCGACTATCGGAAGAATGAGCGCACCAACAGATTCTTTGGTTTCGTCAAACTGAACTTTCAACCGGGCAAACTTGCCTGCAGCAGTGTTTGCAGCTGTGGTTGCAGCGCCACCAGTTGCCTGACCAATTGCATACATAACGTCTTCGAAGGATGCGCCGTCTTTGATCATCTGACGGTATTCGGGGGCAAGTTTGGCTAGGGCTGTGAGATTGCCACCATAAGCCTTTTCCAAAACTTTTGTGACTTGAGAAAGTGGCAAACCCTTTTGGGCAGCCAAATCCATAGCAGCACTAGCAAGTTTTTGCGCTTCGCTGACTGATGACGTCGCACGAACAAGGCCAGCCAATGCTGGGCGTAATTCATCATCGGTGACGCCAAGCAATTTGCCTTGTGCGCTAATCCAGTCTTCGACACTAGAGATTTGAGAATCATTAGCCCCTGTAGTGACTTGAAGTTGTCGGGCTAGTTCTGCTTGCGCTGCAGCGTCCTCCATAGCACCCTTGGTGGCAACAACCAACGCTGCACCGATACCAGCCAACGCTGCTGCAGCAGGGAGCGCAGCCTTCTTGATAGCGAATTGGGCTTTTTGTCCAGTTGTTTCTAACTGTTGAAATTCTTTGATGGCCTTGGAAACACCTGCGCCGTCAAAGGTTGAGATGATGGGTATTGAAAGTGCCATTAGTTCAGTTCCTTTTCGACCAGACGAATGGCATCTAATGAGAGGCGTTCTAAGCCTCTTTCAATCTCGCCACGCTTCCTATAGACAGCAGGCCCAAGAACTCTCGTGTGGTTGGGTTTGAGTGGCCCTAGAGAGTCTCCTAGTGTGTTTGGGTTGCTTCGCCCTGCAGCCTCAAACACTGCAGCGCCAACGTTTGTTTGTGTGATGTAAAGCAGGCTGACGGCTTCCCTTGCAGCGTCCACTTTCAACTTCACCCCAGACTGTGCCTTAGCCACTGAGAATGGGAAGATTTTGCGTCCTGATTTATCTGTCCAGTTACGAGCCATACCCGAAAGGGGGATTCGGGCGTAGCCCTTTTGGGCTTCCTGAATGGCAGGAGCTGCAATCTCGTTGGCGTTCTTGGTGAACTCTTTACGAAGACCCGGCTCAACCTTGTTCAGTGAACGGATGGCTTCTTTCAGACCTGTCATTTCTATGGAGGCTGATGCTGTCATTTCCGTTGTGCTTTCTGCTGGTTGTTCAGAATCTCAATGACGGTGTTTAGATCGTCCATATCGAATTCTATTTGTGGGGGGTAAAACCCTGTCGCAACAAGTACCTCTGCTAAGGCTCTTCGGTAACTGTTGCTTCGGTGGCTTTTGGGTCTTCTTGACCAACTACTTCCACGGCACTGATTTGGTTGATAAAAGAATCAAACGTAATCGGAACTGCAATGTTGTTTTGTTTGCAGCATTCATACGCCATGAACGCAAGGTCTTCGATGCCGATGCCGTTAGCAAGCGTTGAGGCTTTTTGTTTGAACTTGCGTTCCCAAGCGACAATGACGAACAGGTTTGTTTCTAGTTCGTATGGTTCGCCTTCGTTTGGCGTTATGCGTAGTTGGATTTTCATTGTTTCCCTCTTTCCTTAGATCAGGTGATGTCTCGTACCCATGTGCCACCAGTGAAGGAGGCCGTGACGGTTGCGAGTTCGCCAACTGTTGAGTTGATTGGCGTGAAATTTGCCAGCATTGCGTTTGTAATGATGTACTCAGGGTTTGACGCCGATTCGGTGGTTCCTGATGGGCTGATGGTCAACACTGTTGAACCTTGGCCGACCATTGCTGCAAGTGCTGTTTCAACTTCCGACGTGGAGCCTGTGCCACCGTAAGAAAGGAAGAAGTCGATTGAGACTTCAACGCTCTGGAGGCCACCAACGAAACGATGACCAGTGTCACCGAAGGCTGTTGCTTCAAGCGAATCCTGACCGACAGTGATGGTGCAAGCGTTTGCCTGATCACTCAAGTCGTAAGTTGTTGCGCCCTGCGTAATGTTGATTGTTGCATTGCTAAGGAATGTTGTTGTTGCCATTTCTGACCTTTCTAGTTTCGTTTGACTGCGATAGCCACAGTCAAATCGTATGTTGGGATGTCTTGCCCACCGTAAGAAGCGTTGCCCGGTCGGGCGTCAACTACGGCAATGGAAGAGTTCATGATTGTGTCAACCGTGGTCATCAGGTAGTCACCTGAATCTTGGTTGCCGGGGGGAGCTGCAAGAATGCGAACTGGAATGCGAAAGTCGCCAATGTTGTATGTCCATGACGTCATCACTGGTAATTCAATAAAGACAGACATGGGTCGTGCGTTGCGTGGGTCAGTGACTGGTTTCAAACCCAACGCTGTGAGCGCCGTTTTGATTGCGTTCACTGCGTCAACAAGAATTCCAGATGCAGCCATTACGCCACCTGTGGACGGCCACAACCAATAAGAGACATAATTCGTCCCATGGTTGAAGGGATAGGTATTGAAGACATGGCGTCAAATGAGGCAAACGAATCTGCAGAGCCACGCTCACGGTAAAGAGTTGCTGCATACATGATCGCACCGAGTTTCACATCGGCACCGGGCACTGTCGTCATCGAGTCTGTATAGCCAGCCTCACGACGCTTTCTGAAGCACCAGTTGTTGGTGGCATTGACGCAGACCGTTATGAAGGCCGTGTCGTTAGCAGTAGCCACGTCAATCCCTAACCAACTTGTGACATCGGAAGCCTGTATCCACGATACAGACGGTGTGAAGGTCACAGTTCCTGTAGCAACAGAACGCTCTAGATCATCGCCAGCGTCTCGGAAAAGAAACTGAAACAGTCGAATGACCTCATTGTCAAATTTAAAGTCGCCTTCGTCTGACTGTCCGATGTATTCGTTGTCTTGCGTAGATAGAACGGTGTGTGTGCCGTTTATTTCGTGGCCAGCGCCAGCGATGGTGACAACATCGCCAACGGTGATACCAGTTTCAACGAAGGTCTGAAGAACCACAACACCGTCTAGGCGTGTGTGAAACGCTAAGTCGTAAGTGGCCATGGTTCTTCAGTTCCCTCTAGGTCTCAGGACTAAGCCTGAGGAATCTTCATGAACTGGTTGGCGTCAATCATCTTCGGGGCAAAGTAGCCACGGAATGCGATTGTGCGTGACAGCGTCGATGGATTGTCAAGGCTGATTGCACCCTTCTGCTGTTCGTAACAACGGAAAGCACCAGTTGCTGCTGCACCGACAATGGTGGTCTTTGCTGCGAACTGTGTGTCCACTACAAGACGCAAACCGAACACAACTGCGTCACGGCCACCGGGGTTCATGGTGCCGAATGCGTTCATTGGCCCAACCTGTGGGAACAATGGACGGTCTGCAGTGTCACTGAGTTGACCAAGTTGTGCGAACACGTCTGGTGAAACAAAGAGGTGGTCTGGCATGTAGTAGCCATTGCTCAAGATGGTTGTTGCGCAAGCATAAACCTTTGCAATCCAGTCTGCAGGGTCTGTCGTTGCGACGTTACCTGTGGTCTGTGAAGTACCTGCAAGAAGCGCATCGGCAGCTGCATTGTCTGTTGCAAGGGCGTATTTTTTGCCCATGTCTTCAAGAAGGCCGTTGAGCACTTCTGGTGAAGACCAGTCGATTGAAGCCTCGGAGACTTCGACGTATCCACCGTAGATGTCTTTGGTGATTTGGATGTCGTCAACGACGTATTGACCTGCTGTGATGGTGGTGTTCTGTGTCTGTGGGCCACCGATGCTTGTGTGCGTGGTGATTTTTGGAACGATGAATACCTTGCCTGATTGAGGCATTGGGCGTGAGCCGATTGCGTCGACTACAGGTCGCAGACCTTGGATTCCCGAATAGATTGGCTGGACAATCGGAAGAGGGAGAATTCCGTCGAGGTCGGCCGTGGTTACATCGGGTGCTGCAGCACGGAGACGAGCGTTGAACTCGGCAGCGATAGCGCCACCTTGCATCTGTGCGCTGATCCATTCGCCAGCAGATGGCATCTTGAATTCACGCTTCGCTGTTGCGAATAGGGGTGTTTGAATAACGTCGGGCTGGGAGGCTTCGACTGGGTTTTCTTGTGACATGGTTTCCTCCTCGGAAATGTCGTTGTTGGGGGTTTCGGTTGCTTCTTCTTCAGGTTCCGAAGCAGCGATTTCTGTGATGACAGCATCTTTGAATGCTGGGGAAGCGACAAGGCTGATTTCTTCTAGCGATGCTGAAGAGACAACCATGGTGCCGTCCTTGGCCATTGTGAACTTGAGTGGGATAGCGCCAACGCTCACGGAGTCGTAAGCGCCTGCCTTGACAAGTTCAATAGCGTCATCTGAGGCTCTGGTCTTGGCAAACTTTGCAGTGAACAAAAGTCCTTCTTCTGCATCTGCAAGTTCAGTCACAACACCACGCAACTGCGTTGAATCGTGATTTTCCAAAAGTTTCGGGTTCTTTGCTTCAATGTCAAAAGCGCCACGAAGGAAAGAAACCTTGGTGCCGTCTGAAACTGTCGCTGTGACATCCCACGGTACGGCAACGCCTGTGATGGTGCGTGGCGAGTCTTCGCCTGCAGCAGCATCCAGTGTCACTGGTATGGCTTGTAATCTGATCATGCTGATTCTGTCTCCGATGGTGTAGGAACTTCTGTTTCTCTAGGCATTTCGGCCATGTCGTTATGCTCAAGCAAATCGTCAAGGTCAAATTCAACAAAACGTCCACGGCTCAACACGTCATCCATAGATAGGCGCTGTGTGATTGCTGTGGCATACATTTGTGCACCAAATAGCCAAAGGTCTTGTCTCGCCTGCTGTGCATTCTGATATGTCATTGAAGCGCCGGGGGTTGGTGCCGAAACGAGATAGGCAGGGACGCTACAGAGGCGTGACAAATCGAGTGCTTGATACTGGCGTTGTTCGCTGTTGACACTCATCGGGTCTTTGTCAAATTCGACAAATTCCACAAAGTTGTTGAGTGCGCCAATGACGTTTCCGTCACGGCGAGCCTGTGCCCACGATGCAGCAAGATCACCAAGTTCTTCACCCGACATGGTTTCGCCTGCAGAAGTTTGCTGCAAATAGCCCGGCACAGTTTCAATAGTGGCGTAACGGTCTGCAGCCTGATCTAAGTGATAGCCAATGTTGAATGCACGTTGGCCAGTAAAAACAAGTCCAGTAGTTGGTGACAAGAAAGTTATGACCTGCGAAGCGTCAAGAGGGACACCGTTGAACTGAATGTCGTCGGTCATGCCAAAATACTGTGGGCCTTGCTCATCAGGTGTTTGGATGTTTGCAGCTGGAAGCCAACGGAAAGACATAGGGCGACCGTCGCCAGCGTTACGGCTAGTCACATACCAAAATGCTCGACCGTAAAACCACAAATCTTTGAATGTGTTGGCAAGCATGAACTGGCGAGGCACATTTGGATCAGGGCGCTCCATCCACGTTTCGTTAGGCACATAGATTTCTTCGTACTTTTCGCCTGTCCACTGCTTTGTGTATTGCTTGAATTCAAGGCCACCAATAGTTGAGGCGAGAAGATCGTAAGAGCGTGAAACGGTAGGCAAAGAAAGAGCAAGTGTTTCTAGGGTGCCTGAGTTCCAAGCGTAGAACGGTGGAATTCCGGACGAGCCGACACCAGCAGCAGCCTTGATAGGCGCACTGGCGTATTCGGCTCGGATTTTGCGAGAGAAAAGACCCACGCTCGGATTCTTACACAGATTAGTTGCAAATGCAACTACCTACGGAAAGCCATTGCAGCCTTGCCAGTATTTATCGGGCGAGACACCATCGCTGCAGCGACAACCAAAAGACGTGCTGCTTCGATTGGCCCCGGTGAACGCTGGGATGAGATAACCACTTGGCCGTTAGCCCTAGCAAGCACGGCACGGTTGACATGGCTCGCTAGTAGTTCTTCGCCACGGTGCAGAACACGATGCTCAAGAATTAGTGATCTAGTGAGCGCCGTCAGTTTTAGGATTTCGGCATAGCCAAACGTGGTGCGCCTGCGTTCAAGTTTTTCAGGGGTGTGCACATCCAGCGTTGGAGAGATGACTAGACGCAACTTCGGGTCTGCCTCCATCGCCTTCTCAATCTGAAGCCACATCTCCTTCATTGACTCAGTAGAGAACTCAACGGTGGCCACAATTGTTTGTTCTTCAGTTAGTCCACAGCGAATCCCCACATACTTAGAACTATCCACAGAACAATCCACAGCCAAAACACCACCAGCAGGGCACTCTTGTTCGGTCTTGAGTTTTTCCCACACACCCGGCTGAAGCCAAGCGTCAGCAGAGGAGACCCACAAATTCAAATGCGCTCGAAGGAACGCTGCACGATCAGGTGATTCTGCAGCTGCATGAAGAGCGTCAAGGGTAATGGTTTCCCCTAACGCTGGGTTAGCCCAACGCCAATACGAATCATCATTCGGGTCAACATCAGGCAATGACCATTCGGCAAAATAAAGCCGTGTTTGTTTGTGTTTGTCAATCGACCCAAGCGCCTGCTCACGAAGACGTTGCATAGTCTTCGACCCTTCATCGCCACTAGTTGACCACGACGAAAGCAACGGAGATTTGACTGCAATTTGTGACGGCCTGAGAGCGTCAAAATAAACTTCCTCGGTGACGTTCCAAACTTCGTCAACAATGATTAGGTCATAAGTGCCACCATGCAAATGAGGTGTCGCAGCACGAACCTCCCACACGGACGAACCAATCTCAACCTTGTTACGGCCATAAGACCACACAACCTTGGCGTCATAATGCGCCTCAAGCACCGGGGCAAGTTCATTGAAGATGGCAACAGCACGATCAAGTTTGTTGGCCGTAGAAAGAACACGCATCGGTTTGCCACGCATCGCTGCAAAGTCAGTGAGCCACCAGCCGATGAGCGCCGTGAGTGCAACTGACTTGCCGTTCTGACGAGCCGTAGAAACAAGAGACTCACGATGCACCAAGTCGCCGTTTTCATCATGGGTCAACTGGCCATTCAACGCTTGACGTTGCCACCCAAACAAAGTTTTATTGAGCACCCTTTCCGACCAGCCTGCAACTAGATCACCATAAGAAGCACCAGCCTCAACAGGCGATTCCAACCGTGGCAAAACCCGACCAAACTCAGGCGACTCAGACGCAGCCAAACTGAAACCACCTGAACTGGTTTGGTTTGTTTCAGATAAGA